TTCTCGTTCAGGACGCGCACCTTCTCCTTCCAGGCGTCGCGGGTCTTGACCGCTTCCTCGCGTTCGGCACCGCCCACTTGCTTAATACGCTGCTCCCAATAGGACAGCTCCGTCTCCGCCTGCTGGATGGAGTCGACGGCGTCTATGTCGAGGCCGATGTGAGAACCCTGTTCGAACGCCGTTTTAAGGTCGGTCACACGCTTTATCTGAGCGTCCAGCTGGCCGAGTTCCTCCTGCGAGGCTGCGTTGCGCTGGTTTTGCAGATAGGTCAGTTCCTTGTCGAAGTCATCGAGGGAACTGAACGAGGTGGGACGGCCAAGCTCTTCGTAGAGACGCTTCACGGCGTCCTGCGACTTCTGGGCCTCGTCCCGCTGCTTGATCAGGTTAGCGATGTGCTGCTTCTCGGCAGGGTCCGTCTTCTCGATCTGCGTCTGGTAATACTTGACGTTGTTGCCGAGCGCTTGGTAAGAGGTGGCATTGGCGATAAGGCTCTTTCCGTCGAACTCACTGCCCGAGGAAGTGGAGAGGTGGTATTGCTTTTCCAGGGCCTTCTTGCGGGCCTCCATCTTCTTCAGTTCCTCGTTCTCTTTATTTGCGTTCGATGTATCGGACGTTCCGGCCAGGCCTTTCACCTTGATGCGCTGGTTCTCGATGGCGGTGGAGAGGTCGGTATAGCTCATCGACTTCCAATCGCCTTTCTGGGTAGTCTCGTTCCCTACAGAGGATAACGCTTCGCGTGCCTGTCTCGCACTCTCCACGCAGTTTTGCAATTCGGTATTCCAACTTGCCGCCTGCTGGGTAAGTTCATCCTCCTTCTGTATGAGGTTGGCGTATTCTTCCGACCCAGTCTTTTCGGTGACGGTAGCGCCGCCTCCAATCGACCTCACCCGTGTTTGGGGAGGGGCGGTCTGGCCGCTGTCCTCGAGTACTTTTTTACGTTTCCTGACTTTATCCAACTCTACCTGAGTCTCACCGATTTTGCTGGCAAGTTCCTTGGCCTTCGCCTCGTAGGCAAGCTGCCGGCAATAGTCTTCGCTCTTGGACGTGAGCGTATCGTACCACTCCGAAGCGCTGCTGTGATACCCGAATTCCTCGCCGTATTGCTGGTTCAGCCGGGCGATAGCGTCGGTGGCATCCTTCTTGGACTTAATCAGGTCCTGCAGCTTTGCGCGTTCCAGTTCAATCTCGCTCTTGGCCTGCGCAGCCGCGTCCTTATAGGCGTTGGTCGAGCTTGCCAGTTGGTCGGCGTTATCGGTCGCCGCATCCGAGGAAGCGGAGAAGGAAGAGAGCGCACTTATCAACGCACTGATGCCTGCAATCAGAAGTGTGCCCGTCACGGCATACAATGCCGCAGTGGCCACTGTGAGTGCCGTTACGCTTACTGTGGTAGCTCCGGTCGTTGCGGTAAGGATGCGCATGGCTACAGCCTGCATCTTTCCGTGCAAGGTCGTTGCGTTGATCTGTTTGGCCAGCACTACTTCGGCCGAAGAGAGACCTTTTACGTATATGATTCCTTTTTGGATAGACGCACACATAGCTATTATGCCAACCGTAGCCTGACCGAGGATGGCCACATATTGCAGATAAGGCCGTGCCTTGCTGGCAATGGCTCCCACCTCCTTTGTCGCGGTGGTGATTTGATTGTTCAGAATCTGGGTGTAAGCACTTGCACTCCCTGCCATGCTGTCGTAGGCCGCAGAGATGGTTCCGGCACTTCCCGACATGGCCTCTACATTCTCGCCAAACTTATCGCTCAGTTCGCCCGTCAAGGACGTGAGCGCACGCAGCGATTCGGCGGATCCGAACAGTTTGCCATATATTTCCTGGTCCAACTGTCCGTGGGCGGATGCATAGCTCTTGATATCCTTATCCAGTTGCTGGAGGAAGTTGCGCATACCTCCCGCCGCTTTGATGGCAGCTGCGTCGAACTGGATGCCCATCTGCTGAGCCATGGTGGTGGCTTCGCTGCTCGGCTTTACGAGGGCTGTGAAGATGGCAGCCAACTGAGTGGATACTTCCGCAGTATTACCCGTTACGCCGGTCAGTGTGGCAAAGGACGCAAACAACTCGTCGATTGTCACGCCGAGCGTGGCGGCTGATCCTGTGACGCGAGGCAGTGCCTGCGCCAGTTGCTCGAAGGAAGTCACGCCGTTCTTGGCGGTCATCTGAATCTTATCCTGGATATCTCCGGCTGCGCTCCATTCAAGCCCGTAGTTCTTGATGATGGTGGAGGTCACTGTGACCGTTTCGCCCAGGTCGGCGATACCTCCCACCGAAGCACGGGCACTCTTCTCCAGGAACTCTATCCAGTTGTTCTCCGGCACTCCGTTGGAGATAACTTGATACAAGCCATTGGCTAATGCGTCTTTAGCTAACGGAATCTCCGAAGCAAGAGATTCTACTTGACCGGTCAGCTTCTTAAGCCCTGCCTGATCGAGACCTGCCATCGTATTTACGGCACGCATCGAGACGTCGAATCGTTCATAGCTGCCGGCAACAGAGTCTATGGCTTGATTTAGTCCACTTACAACTGAGGTTAAGGAGGTCACAACAACGGATAGTTCAGCCATCCTCGAAAGACCGCTGCTGAGTTTCTGAGCCTCGCCAGTGGCTTCCTTTACGGCTTTTTTAAAGTCGTCCATGTCCAGACGGAGCGTTTGTAATACTTTCTCTCCGTTGGATTCAAGTTCTATTTTGAATTTCACTGAATTATCCATTGCATTTTTAAATTAAATCACTAACTTTGCAAAAATGAGTTACGTTATGACTGAATTTTTAATACATCATCCAATCGCTTTGAAACTGATGCTCGTAGGTATAGTAGCCTTTTGGCTATTTGTATTACGAGGTATCGTCTACTATGTGGACCATAGTAGAGAGATTGATTACGAGGAAAGGAAACGAAGAGACGGGAAACGATAACGTAGGGCATTATTTGAACCCGTACTGCTTCAACGCTTCCCTGTACTTCACCATGATTTCCTCTGTGCTCATAGCCGGCTTGGCGTCCTGCCTTGTCGGCTCTTCTTTTTCCCACGGGAACACGGCGATGTCCTTTACACCGAGTGTCTTCTTGGAATAGGGCTGCACCACGCACACCGCCAGCCAGCGGTTGCGCTCCCATGCGCTGCGCTCCTTCCTCACCTCCTGTTGCTGGAAACATTTCCATACCTCCGAGAATTCGGATGGGGTGCATCGGCAAAAGTCATCCATACTCATCCCCATACACCCCATCGCGATACCCAACAGTGTTTCAATATCACTTTCTACTTCATCCTCATCATCTACTTTTTTTTTGAATCCTCTGTAACCGCCTCACCGAAGGCCTGAAGGTCTGCCGGCGTGGTGTAGTCCGCAAAGGTGTCAAGGTCCATGTCGAAGTCCACGTCCTCCGCGCGGCTTGCACTCGCCGTACAGTGGTACATGAACTCGACCATCTTGGCCGTGTCATCGTTGGCCATTTTGCTTACGTCCTCTCCCGTGGAGCGTTTGTAGCGCAGCATGGCGCCGTTGGTGATGTAGCAAGGATATTTCTTGCCTTGAATGGTAATTGATCTTTTAGCCATAATCCGTCAGATTAAGAGTTCTATTTCGTTCATTCAGTAGTCTCTGTCAGTCCGTTGCCTACTGCCGACACAGAGCCGGAGTTCTCCAGCTGGAGACTGTACTTGGCGTCATCGCCGGCCTGAGCGTCCAGCTCGAGCGAAGTGATGATGTATGAGCCACTGTAACCGCCGGAGGTCTTGCCTGTGCGCTTGTCGCCGTCGCGCAGCGAGTACGTGGCGGTAATCGGTTCGCCGGCCAACTGCAAGGCCTTCAACTGGTCATAAGTGGGCGTTTCGCTCGTACCGTCGGTGAGTACGACGCCGTCAGCCGAGATGGTTTCCGAGAATGACTTCACGTACTTCTCCTTCCACTTGCCGGTGGCAGCCTCCTTGGTGAGGCGTTCGCCCGTTTCGGTTGTGGTGCTTACCTTACAACCGGTGCTAAATCCCAACGCGTTTCCTCCCACTGAGAGGATAAGGTTGGTTCCATCGAGTACACTATTCATGTTTTTATTCTATTTTAATGTCGTTATAAAGTCGTCTAAATTCTCTTGTACATATTCAAAAGTATTTAAAACATCGTTTCAATAAGAAGATAATCAGTATCGCGGACGCGACGCCCGTCAGCACCTGCCCCACATGTATCCAGAGCCGTTGCCAGAATGTGAGCGTCGCCGTCACGGAAGAGGACTGCTCCTCCCGCTGTTGCAGCGCATTGCGAATCCTCACCAGTTCGTCCTCCAGATAGAGGCACCTCCGCTGGATGCTGTCGCACTGCGACTCCACCACCAGGTTGTCTCCGTCGAGGCTCACCCTTACCGATGCCTGCCCCTCCTTGCCCTGGAAGCTCGCCCCCTTGGGAAGCCGGGCCAGGCTATCGTTCGGTATGGTCAGCGTCACCTTGCTCGAAGGGATCCCCTCTGACCATAGCCACAGCCGTCTTGCGCTTAGACTGTCGCTTTGGTCGGTCTGCTGCCGGAGGGTCGATGTCGACGACTCCCGCGCCGTTCTGCAACTCACTGCGCAGAGGGCAAACAGCAAAATGAGGGCAAGCCGTAGCTTTCTGGATCGTGCGGTTAAGCTCGCGCACCGCCTTATAAAGTTTGATATTCTCATTCTGCAAATCAATTAAAGTGTCCGATAAGTTGTCATACATGGTCTTGTAGACATCCTCTCTTTCCTTGGCCGAAGCAGCCTTCCGGGTGTCCCGGTTCTTGATCCATACCCAAAAGACGGCTACAAACCCGGGTCCGAACAGAAGCTCCAGTGCCTGAAGTATCCAGTCCCAGGTCATAAGCGTTCCTTTCTTCTATGGTGTCACATCAAGTCATATCCGGCCTCCACGTCGGCGGCGACGGCCGGCGTCCCATTCTCCACCTTCGAGATGGCGGAGGCCAGGGCCGTCAGCGTGCGCTTGTCCTCCAGGTCCAGCTCAACCCCGTCGGTGACGGGAATCTGAAGCTCGCGGCACACCGCACAGATGTAGGCGTTCGTGTTGTTCTCGGAGGGAGGAGCCCACCGCCGGATGACGTCGGACACCGTGCGGAGTCCGTACTTGCGTTGGTAGTTCCGGAGGATGGTCATCAACGCCCGGTAGCCGTACGCCATGCTCTCAAACTGAAAGAACTGGGAGTCGGTCTGCCTGGTGCGCAACCCCTTCCACTGGTCTTTCGACTTGCGGATGTTACCGGGGTTGTTGTTCCTCAGTCCGCGGGATATCACAGCCGCCATCAGTCACTCGTCTTGGATGCCGCCTTGCGGGTGTCCAGGATGACGAACTCCTCGCCAAAGGCGATGTTCGTATCGGCCTTCATCAACATCTTGAAGAAGTAGAGTTCCGAAGCCGGAGACACCTTGTCAATCTGGATCACATCCTCGTCGTCAGACAGGTTCACCGCTGCGAAGAGGTTGCTCGAGGAGGGATTGGGCGAGCAGAGGGTGGCCACAATCACGTCGTCGGGCCAGGAGGCTATGGTCTCGATGGGAATGCCCTTGTAGCGAGCCGCGTTCACGTCGGTTTCCGAAGTGTTCTTGTACTCGCGTTCGGTCAGTTCGTCATCGTACTTGTCGAAGTCGTTCACCGACATGATGATGCGCAGGGCGGGATTGCCGCGCAATGCGGTGGGGATGGAGGCGCGGACGGCCTTCAGCTTGCCCAGCATGGTGGTCTCGGCCGAGGTCACCTGGATGGTGTTTTCGTCCTTCAGCGCCTGGGTGAGGATACCGTTCATCAGCTTCGTGCCGTCACTCTCGTCGTACTCGCCGTTCACGTACAGGTCGCCCAGTTCGAAGGTCACCTGCTTGGAGAGCGCGTCGAGCATCGTATTCTGCACGTTGACGGGGAGCTCGCGGAACACCATCTGGCCCTTCGGCTGGAAGGGACGCCACAGAGTCTCGAAGGCGGAGGGGTCGAATACGGTGAACGCCATCAGGTCATGCGGTTCCAGCTTCTTCTCGCTGTAGTCGAAGTTGCCGCTGCTGTTGGTCACCTGGGGGTTCTTCTCACGTTTGCGCAGCATCTTGGTCGTTTTCACGCGGGGGATGGACACTGCCTTGCTGATACCCGGAATGATGCAAATCAGTCCCTTGGAGACGATTTCGTTACCGGTGGATGCCAGGGTGAGCAAACTTTCAAGAACCTCACCGCTGTAATTGGAATTGTTTACAATAAAAGCCATTGCCAAATATGTTTTTTAGAGTTTGTTACTTACATTCTTACCACCTGACGTCCTCTGATCTGGACGCCCGTGTTCTTGCCGGAGGCCACCGAACTGCCGATGCGCACACCTTTCGGAGGAATCGTCTTCATGGCTCAGCCCTTTCTGTTCATGTAACGGTTACGGATCTCCTGCTGGCGCTTCTCCCACGCGGAGTCTGCCACGGGGTCGGTGCCGTTCAGTTCGTCCTTCAGCATACGCTTGGGGCGCAACGCCTTGATTGCGGCCAAGCCATTCTTGTAGTCCGCCTTCAGAAGGTTCCTGTAGGTGTCCTTCTGGCTGGCGTTGATGCGTCCTTCGGCCACGGCGTTCTCCACCGTCTCCTCCACGCGTTCGTTCTCCACCTGCTCCACGCGTTCGCGCAGGGCCTTGTTCTCAGTCTCCAGCCCGTCGGCCTTGTCGGCGCGGGCGGCGGTCTCTCTCACTTCGTCCAGTGCGGCCGCCTCGTCGGCGCAGTTGGCGAATCGGGGAATTTTCTTCAGTTCTTCAAGTTTCATGTCCTTATTGGGTTGTGGCTGTCGGCATGTGCGTTCCAGCCGGTTAATGAATATCCGGTAAACATCCTCGTAGGTGCTGCCTTCGGGCACGGTCTCGTCCACGTCGTAGATCTCGTCCACCAGTCCGGCCTTCAGGGCTTCCTCGGCGGTGATCCAATGGTCCTTGCCGTCGAAGTAGGCGGCCTTCACCTCTTCCGGAGTGATGCCGCACCGCTTGCTCACGATCTTGGAGATGGTGTCCTCCAGTCCCTCGATGGTCTGGATGGCGTCCCGCAGGTCGTTCTTGTTGCCGAAGCAGCCGCAGCTCACGCTGTGCAGCATCATGCGGGCGTACTGGCTCATCTTCACCTTGCGTCCGCAGAGGGTGATCACGCCGGCGATGCTGGCCGCGATGCCGTCCACGTAGAGGGTGACGTCGCTCTTGCACTCACGGATGGCGTTGAAGATGGCGATGCCGGGATAGACCTCGCCGCCCACCGAATTGATATGTATCTCTATGCGGGAGTAAGCGTTATCCAGATAGAGCAGCTCACTCACAAAGTCGCGGCTGGAAATCTTCCCGTCGCCACCCTCGTCACTCACCTCGCCATAGAGCAGCAGACAGGCGGTGTCATCGTTAAGTATGGATTTAAAAACATTCATCGCTTTTTCGTTTCTTTCCGGCGAAGTTAGTGCGGTTTTCGGGTCCGTGCAAAAAAGTGTGTAACGGTTTCCAAGATGTATGCAATCGTTCCGCATTTGTGGGTAAATGTTACGCGGTTTCTTTCAGGATTCAAACTTCGTGCGGAACTTTGCCCGAAACAAGCGACAGAGACATGAAAGATTTGACATTACAGCAGAAGAAGGAATGGGCGGGGATGCTCTACATGAAGGACAACCTCACCCAGCAGGAGATAGCCGACAAGGTGGGCGTCTCCCGCCAGACCGTCTCCCGTTGGGTGAAGGACGAGAAGTGGGAGGAGCGCAAGGTGGGCATCACGCTCACCCGCGAGCAACAGATATCCAACCTCCACCGGCAGATCATGGAGATCAACCGCGCCATCAGCGAGCGGGAGCCGGACAAGCGCTTCGCGTCGCCCTCCGAGGCGGACACCATCAACAAGCTCAGTTCGGCCATCAAGAAACTGGAGACCGACGTGGGCGTGGGCGAGATTATCAGTACGGGCATGAAGTTCGTCACCTGGCTGCGCTCGTTCGACGTGGAGCGGAGCAAGGAGTTTCTGAAATTGTGGGACGCTTTCATCAAGGATTGCCTATGAAACTGACGCAGCGAGACAAGGACATGCTCAAGGAATGGGCGGTCTTCTACGAACGGGGGCTGCGCGTCGACGCCAGGGTGGACGTGTCGCAGGCCGAGATTGCCCGCGAGCTGGAACGCCTGGAGAAGGACCCGCTGGCGTGGATCAAGTTCTTCTTCCCGGACTATGCGGCGCACGAGTTCGCGCCCTTCCACCGCAACGCCATCCACCGGTGCACGCAGCATGCCGAATGGTTCGAGGTGCTCAGCTGGGCGCGAAGTCTGGCTAAGAGTACCACGGTGATGTTCATCGTGATGTACCTGGCCCTGACGGGGCGCAAGAAGAACGTGATCCTGGCCAGCGCCACGCAGGACAGCGCCACCCGTCTGCTGGAGCCTTACAAGAAGGCCTTCGAGGAGAACGCGCTGATCCGTGCGTACTACGGCACGCAGGCCACGCCGGGCAGCTGGGCGGCGGACGAGTTCGTGGCACGCTGCGGCTGCGCCTTCCGCGGGGTGGGTGCCGGAAACGCGCCCCGAGGCAGCCGAAACGGCCCCATCCGTCCGGACGTCATCCTGGTGGACGACTTCGACGACGACGAGGAGGTGCGCAACCCCGACTCCGTGCAGAAACGCTGGGAATGGTGGGAACGCGCCCTCTATCCGACGCGCGACCCGGCCATTCCGCTGCTCACCATCTTCTGCGGCAACATCATCGCCCGCGACTGCTGCGTGGTGAGGGCCGGGAACATGGCGGACCATTGGGACGTGGTGAACATCCGCGACAGGAACGGCGTGAGCACGTGGCCCGAGAAGAACACCGAGGCGAAAATCGACGAGATGCTGGGCAAGATCAGCGCGGCCTCGCAGCAGACCGAGTACTTCAACAACCCCGTCACCGAGGGCGAGGTGTTCCGCGAGCTGACTTACGGCAAGGTGCCGCCCCTCTCGAAGTTCCGCTTCCTGGTCATCTACGGTGACCCCGCACCGGGCGAGAACCGCACCAAGAACTCCTCCACCAAGAGCTGCATGCTCATGGGCATGATGGGGACGAAGCTCTACATCATCAAGGCCCGCCTGGACCGCGGCCTGAACGCCGACTTCATCGACTGGTACGTGCAGTTGCTGGAGTACGTGGCCGGACGGACGACGGTCTACTGCTACATGGAGAACAACAAGCTGCAGGACCCCTTCTTCCAGCAGGTCTTCAAGCCGCTGGTGGCCAAGGCCCGGAAGGAACGCGGCGTGCAGCTCTTCATCGCGCCGGACGAGGAACGGAAGACCGACAAGGCCACCCGTATCGAGGCCAACCTGGAACCCCTCAACCGCGAGGGCAACCTGATACTGAACGAGGCGGAGCGCGACGACCCGCACATGAAACGCCTCGAGGACCAGTTCAAGCTGTTCACGCTCCGCCTGAAGTTCCCCGCCGACGGACCGGACTGCGTGGAGGGCGGACTGAGAATACTGAAACGGAAAGTGCAACAACTGGAACCGGTGGTGACGCTCCGTCCCAACCGGAACCGCAACCATAAACGATTATGAGCAAGTTTATCAAACCGGAAGACTACGACGCCAGCATCCATGCCGAGATACTGGACCGCCTGACGCGCAGCGACGAGAGCATCGTGGAAATCTGCGAGGACCGCGCCATTGCCGAGATGCGCAGCTACCTGGGCGAGCGTTACGACGTGGACGCCATCTTCTCCGCCGAGGGCGACGACCGCCACCCGCTGGTGCTGATGATGGCCATCGACATCACCGTCTACCACCTCTTCTCCATCCATAATCCGCAGAAGATATCGCAGGTGAGGGTGGACCGCTACGAGCGGGCCGTGGAATGGCTCAAGCAGGTGGCCAAACGGCAGGTCAGCGTGGACGGCGCCCCCGTCCTCGACACCCAGAAGCAGCAGTCACCGTGGCTGATGCACAGCAACCCCAAACGGCATAACCATCTTTAAAAAAAACCTACGGACATGAAACTGACCGATATCATACCTTCGTTCGCCAACCGCACTTCGCGCAAGGGCGGCGGACGCATCACCGAGGGCGGCAACTTCCGCCCCGGCAGCACCGTTGTGCTTACCGCCCCGAAGCGGTTCAACATCGACCTGCAGGACTTCATGCAGGCCATCCACAGTGCGGAGGACGTGGACTTCACACGCCGCTCCCGCCTCTACGACATCTACACCGACACCCTCATCGACGCCCATCTCTCCGGCTCCATCGAGCACCGCAAGGCGGGCGTGCTGAACCTGCCGTTCACCTTCGTGCGCGACGGGCAGGAGGACGAAGCCATCAAGGAGCAGATTGACAGCCCCTGGTTCCTCGGATTCATCGACGACGTCCTCGACTCCATCTTCTGGGGCTTCACCCTGGTGCAGTTCTACCTCGACAAGAACGGATGGGTCAACTACTACATGGTGCCGCGCAAGCATGTCGACCCCGTGCGCAACCTGATCAAGCACCGCCAGGAGGACATCTTGGGCACAAGCTTCGAGGAGTACGACGGCCTGCTGATGATCCGGAGCAAGGACCCGCTGGGCATCCTGGCCCGCACGACGCCCCTCGTCATATACAAGCGCGGCTCGATGGGCGACTGGGCACAGTTCTCCGAACTCTTCGGGATGCCGGTGCGCAAGTACACCTACGACGCGGCCGATGCCGAGGCGCGTGCCGCCACGATGGCCGACGCCGAAGAGCAGGGCGGTGGCAGCGTGTTCCTCTGCCCCCAGGGCACGAACCTGGAGTTCATCGAGTCGGGCAACAAGACGGGCAGCAACGACCTCTATTCCGGCTTCGTGGACCGCTGCAACGCGGAAATCAGCAAGGCGGTGCTGGGCAACACGCTGACCACCGAAGCCAGCGAGACGGGCACGCAGGCGCTGGGCACCGTCCACAGCAAGGTGGAGGAGGCCTTGTTCCTGAAGGACCTCCGCTTCGTGCTCAACGTGCTCAACTACGACATGACGGACATCTTCGAATCGCTGGGCATCCATACCCGCGGCGGCAAGTTCACCGTGGCCAAACCGAAGAACACGAGCGAGACAACGGCCCGCGTCAACATCCTCGAGAAGGCGGTGACGGTCTTCCAACTGCCGATGGACGATGACTACCTCTATGAGGAACTGGGCATCGACAAGCCGGAGGAATACGAACGGCTGAAGAAGGAGTTGCAGGAACGGGCTGCCGCCAGTCCGCTGATGATGCGACAGCCGGCCCTTAACCCGCAGAACCGCGCGCAGCCTTTTTTCGCAGTCGCCCCGCAGGACGGAGACGGGGCTTTAGACTGGTGATGGACGAACTGTACGGCATCCCCGAAATGCCGGACCAGGACGATATAGACTACATGGGCGACGCCATCACGCCGTTGCAGGCCAAGGCGGAGGAGGTGAGCCAGGCGTTCGGGTTTACCGAACAACTGATTTTGGACTTCCTCCATCGCCTGTACGACGGGAAGCTCGACCCGAAGCAGGAGATTGACGCTCCGATGTGGGAGCAGGTGCGCACGGTGCTGCGCGAGGCGGTGGCCAAGGGCTATGACGAGCCGAACATGCCGGACGCTGACGAGGTGTTCTATGAGCAGCTGCAGCACAACACGGACGTGTTCGCGGCCTTCAAGGTGCACCGTATGCAGAACGACATGGCGCACATGCTGCTCGATTCGAACGGCAAATTAAAGACGTTTGAACAGTGGTCGAACGACGTTCAAACGATAGCCAGCCATCAGGTGGGCCACTGGTTGCAGACGGAGTATGACACGGCGGTGATTCGCGCCCATCAAGCGGCGGACTGGCAACAGTTCGAGCGGGAGAAGGACGTGCTGCCCAACTTGAAGTGGATGCCGAGCACCAGTGCGCACCCCGGAGCGGATCATCGTGTCTTCTGGGGAACGGTGCGTGCCATCAACGATCCGTTCTGGAGCAGCCATCGCCCCGGCGATAGATGGAACTGCAAGTGCTCGCTTTCGTCTACCGACGAACCGATTACTCAGGTTCCGGACGCTGCGCCATCTGACGGGCCGCAGAATGGGTTGGAGAATAATCCGGGGGTAGATGGAAAGGCGTTCTCGGATAGTCATCCGTACTTTCCGGCGAACTGTGCGTCATGCGACTTCTATAAAGGAAGCAAGGAAGGATTTACCAATCGCGTGAAGAACTGCTATAACTGTCCGTATGCTAACGGCTGTATGAACAACATCTTTAACGACAAAAAAGAACCGTCTGAAAATTACAATTTGGACAAGGTATATGGAAAGAGGTTGAGAATCCATAAAGACGCCTCTAAAGATGAGCTTGACGCTAATTTATCTGCTGCGAGAAGTATATTAAGTTCGTTTGCTAAAGCCAAAATAGACATTAGAAAGCACGTTTTAATTAACGGCGTTAAGAATCCCGAATATCTCATTAATGGAGAAGTTGCAGATAGAAAAGGAATATTATCTCCGGATGGCGTAAGCAATGGATTTAGTAAAGCGTTGCGCCAAGGATGCACCGTAGTTGTGTTGGACCTTGATGAGCATCCTGATAAATTTAAGTATCTTCCGTCAAAAAGACTTGCAACAAAGATCAACTTTAGGCATAAAGACTTTGAAGAGGATGCGATAAAAGAGTGCTATGTTATATTTAACGGGAAATCCGTTAAGATAGACAAAAATGACCTTATTAATATGAGTGAAGCTAAGTCTATAATCTACAATAAACTGGAAAAAATTAAGAGCGACCGAAGCCACTCTTAATAGTGCAGACGGAGAACTTGAAGTTATCGCGTTGGTCCCTCGACGCCTGCACCGCAAATATACGAATAATATTTCATATGCAAGCATTTTAATAAAAAAAATATCGCGATGAACGAAAAAGAATTCATAAATCGTCTAAAATTGAAGCAGCGGGAGATAGAAAACCTCACCCGACGGCGGCTGCCCATCATTGTGGGCCGTATGGCGAAGGACCACTTCCAGGAGAACTTCCGCCAGGGCGGTTTCGTGAACGGAGGCATCCACAAGTGGCCCGACTCGAAGCGCCAAAGCTCCGGCTACAACAATGCAGCTTCGCAGTACGGCCCGCTGCTCTCATCCCGCCGCCACCTCTTCAGCAGCATCAAGTACACGCCCGGCAACGCCAGCGTCACCATCAGCAACGACCTGCCCTATGCCGCCATCCACAATAACGGCGGCACCGTAAACGTCAGCGTCACGCCCAAGATGAAACGCTATGCCTGGGCGAAGTATTACGAACTGTCCGGCAGGGGCACCGACCGCAACGGCAAGAAGCGCAAGCGGAGCAAGGCCACCGAGGCGGCCGACAACGCGCAAGCCTCCTTCTGGAAACGGCTCGCCCTGACCAAGAAGACCTCGATGCAGATACGCATCCCGCAACGCCAGTTCATCGGTGAGAGCCGGGAGTTGCGTGAGAAGATCAATGAGAGAATCAACCAGGAACTTAAAAAACTTTTAGAATCATAACGATATGACTACATTCTTGAGCGAATTGATCGCACACATCGCCCTGACCATGGGCTATGACGTACGGCTGGTGGACGAGGACTGCGGCCAGCTGGAAGCCTTGCAGTATGGCGAGGACCAATATCCGGTGACCTTCCCCTGCGTGATGGTGGGCACACCGGAGACCGAGTGGAAAACCTTCAAGTCCGACGGGCAG